CCTCTGCACTCGCCGCCGACGCTTCCGCACGTTTCAGGATTTCCGCGGCCACTGCTTCCAGCTCTGCAAGGGCTTTCGGGTAATACTGTGCGTCCTCCAGGTCCATCAGAAATTTATTCAGCGTTCCCGGTGCAGACTCCGCCTTCACCAGAATGTCACCCACATATGACGGCGCGTACCCTTCCGTGTTCAGCGTCACCCGGTACAGACCCGGCTCAACATCCATACTGTAACTGCCGGTTTCCCCCGGCTGACCATACGCCACCGTGGTGACAATCACCGTCTCCGTTGTGCGTCGCGCTTTCAGCTCTATCGTGCATCCCGGTACCGGCTTACCGGCCCCGTCCTTCAGCACACCCGATATTCTGACTGCCATGGATTTCCTCCATAAAAAAACCGCAGGACCGGTTTCCCGGCCTGCGGTAAAATTTGTGATTTATTGATGTTAAAAAGGTGCCATCCGGCTGATCACCCTCAGCAACCGGTCGGCGGGGAAGGTACACTCCCCCGCCACGGTTTCTTACCGCTTACACTGTAAGAACGCCGCAATCTCCGCGCCCGCTATCCGGAACCGGAACTCGCACAGTGAACTGTGGGTGATCCAGATAATGAGCACTACCGTGATACAAATCACGGTGGTTTTTAACGGTTTTTGCGACATAACGCTTGCTCCTTTTACGGAGAGGCGCTAACCTTCTTCTTGCTGAAGGAAGAACGTCAGGCCTCGGGTTAAACATGAATGTTTTGTCCGGGGCCTTTTCACATCCGGCCTTCAGGTGTTCCCTCCGGCCATCAGCCAAAGGCACCCGCGCATACTGTACGGTTTTTGTCTCCTTCCGGCAATCCCGGGGCGCGATGTTCAGCGGATACTGATCCCCGCGCTGTTTTTCTTCACCACTATCGCCTGAAGGTTACTGATTCGTGAACTGCCCCAACTGTCATTCTGACGCCGTGAGCTCACGGTAAAACTCAGGGTGATATGACCACCGCCAGCTGGCATATCGATGATCCCGCTGAAAATTCCCGGCTCTGCCACTGACCTGCCTGAATAAATCCGGCGTCCGTTCTGATCAACATGCAGGAAGCACTCTGTCCAGATGTCATTACTGGTGCGGGATTCCTGTTTTGACCCGACATAGATTATCGGCGGGATTATAATCTGCCGGTCAAAGCTGTGATCGTCATACACCGTCAGCGTTCGTGTACCGTTCGCAAGGTAACTACCATCCACCGGAAAAGCCACCCCTGCACATTTCACAAGATCACCAATAATGTTCTCCGCTTTCAGCGTGCCATTTATCGTACAGTTCTCCGCTATCACGACATTATTGAGCGTGCCCGAGTTCGCACTGATATGTCCGCTGATGTCAGCATTGCGGGCCGTCAGCCTGCCCTCCGGCGTCAGGGAGAACATCGGGGGATTGCCGGACGAGGTGATGCTCACTGCAAACAGTCGCTTCAGGAACACGTCGTTCATAAACAGCTGATTCCCCTGCGCCACAAACAGCGGCGTGGTGTTGCCGTTCTCCGGGTTAATCATCGCGATACGGTCCGCCTGCAGCAGTATATTGCTCAGGGGCTGGCCATCAGCATCCTCAATCCCCGCACCAATACCGGCAACATACGGAATGCCGTTTTTCGTTTTCTGCACCTTCAGCATGTACAGCGCTGCCAGCTCATCATTCGTGTCTGACTGGACCTGCTGTATCTGCTGTATGGTCGCGCTCTGGTCTTCCAGCTTTTTATCCGTGGTCGAGGTGATTTCACTCCCTTTGTCATCCACGTACTGGCGGACCTGCGCTATCTGCCTGGCGTTTTCCTCCGTGCTCTGGCTGACTGTCTGTGTGATTTCACTGCTCACCCGGTCCACCTGCTGACTCACCTGCGCGATGGCCAGCGTCTGGTCCTCATTCTTTTTCGCAACCAGCTGCGTGAGGCTGTTTTCCGCCTCCCCGATTTTTCGGGTCACTTCCGCAACATCCGTCTCCAGCCGCTGGCGGATGTCTTCTTCCAGTTGCGTGACCTCAGTACGCAGGGCTGACGCATCAATACGCTCTTTCAGTGCCTTCCCCAGCTGCGCCTCATCTATCAGCCCACGGAAAATTTCCAGATACCCTTCACCATCATTGCTGGCCTGCCCGCTGGCCTCCACAAACGCAGATTTCCCCACCAGGTTGACGCTGCGCACATAAAACCAGAAATCCTTCCCGGGCTTAATGTGCGGGCCGGAGACGCTCCACTGGCTGCCGGTACCCAGATAACGGGCTGAGGTTTCCACCTGTGCCGTGTCCGTGATGCGTTTTTCTGAGAACCAGAATTCATGCTGTACCGTCGGGTCATACACCGCAGGATGCGGGACCACCGTTATCTGAAAATAGCCCGGCGTCAGTTCAATGCTGGCCGGTGCCGCCGGTGCATTAATCCGGAATGTGGTGGTGGCAGGTTCGCCCTGCTGGCCGTAGCTGTTTATCGCCCTGACCGTCAGGGTGTATTCCCCGAGCGGCAGGCCACTGAAACGGTGCTCCGTGTCCGCCGTGATGGCGCTGGTCACCAGGCGGCTGTTTTCACCGTTTCCGCTGGTCAGGCGCAGACTGAAGCGCACGCCCTTCACCACCCGCGGCGTGTCCCATTTCGCCAGCGCCAGATACTGGCCGTCTGAGGCACTCACCTCCACCGTGAGGTGCTGCACCGCTGGCGGGATGACGCTGTTCAGTGAGCCGGACATCGGCTCAAAGCGGGCTCCGTTATCCACAATGGCTTCTTTTTCCGGTACGTGCTGCACTGCCGTGATAGCAAAGGTGCCGTCCGTGTTTTCCCGGATGGAAACACAGCGGAACAGGCGACGACGCAGTGACGGCAGGGAGAGTCCCCACACACCGTATGTTGCCACGCCATCAGGCAGGACGCTGACCTGTATCCGGTCCGGGGCGGGGTGTGCAGTGATGTCCACGCGCACCGGCTTACCGCTGCCGTTAATCAGGTTCACCGTCGATGTCCCTGTCTCCGGCAGTGTCACCTCACGGTCCAGCGTCAGTGTGCGGCTGGCGGCATCAATGGACAGGATACGTCCGCCGGTCAGGGTCCCGGCATAGTCGTTATCACAGATTTCAATGATGTCACCGGGTGTGTGACGCAGCCCCTGTGACCCGAGCGTGAAATCCACCGTCTGCGTTTCCAGCAGTTCGGTCTTTATCACCCACAGTCCGGCACGGTGGGCCTGACCGCGGCTGGTACAGCCGAACGCATCCATCTTCAGCAGGTTGCGCCCGTAGCGCAGGATGGCGTCCGGGTCTTCCACCAGTTCCGTGGAAGTCTGCCAGCCGTTCTGCGGGTCGGTGTAATTCACCTCCACCGCCGTGTGCCGGTCCTTCAGGGCACTGAAGCTGTAGCGGAACCCCACGCCGTTATCATCCACCACCACATCGCTGTTGGTGTACGGCCACACCACATCCGACGGGCGGTCCTGAACGAACGTCAGCGTCTGGCCGTTCCATACCGGCATACAGCGCATCGCCGAGCAGAAATCCCCCAGGACATCCCAGACCTTACGCTGCTGTGACAGGTACGCATTGAAAGTCATCCGCGGCTCTGTGCCCCCGAAACCATCCGGGACCGTCTGGTCGCAGTACTGCCCGATGGCATACAGCGCCCACTTGTCCACATCCGCGGCCCCCAGGCGTTTTCCCATCCCGTAGCGCGGGTGGGTCAGCATGTCCCACAGGCACCAGGCCGGGTTATTGCTGTATGCCGGTTTCAGACTCCCGTCCCAGATACCGCTGTAGGTGCGTTTTTCCGGGTCATAGTTTGACGGCACCTGAATGATGCGGCCGCGGATATGGTAGTTCACCACCATCTGCTGGCCACCGAACTGCTCCGCATCCACCTGCAGCCCCACAATGGCCGTGTTCGGGTAGCACTGTTTCACATCGATGATTTCGGTGTATGACGACCACAGCGTTCTGTTCTGCAGCTGGTCCGTGGTGCTGTCCGCCGTCACCCTGACCATCCGGATGTTAAAGGGGCGCTCAGGGAGATTATTCAGAATCACCGACGTCAGGTACTGCGAGGTGGTCTTGCCGTTAATGGTGACATCCTTCTCCGTCACCCAGTTACCGTTACGCTCAAGCTGAATCAGCAGCCGGACAGAAGAGGGATTACGGTCACCCTTTGAGGTGGTCTCCACCAGTGACTGCACCCCGAAGGTGACCCGCAGACGGTCAATGTTCGCTGACGTGATGGTGCGCGTCACCGGCTTTGCCTTCGTCACCTCCACACCCAGTGCGGTTTCCGCCCCGGAGGACTCAAAGCCTTCAGGCGGTGTCTGCTCCTGCTCCCCGGCACGCCAGACGGCGGTCACACCGTGTATCACGGGATTACCGTCCGTGTCCGTCAGCGGGGTTTTGTTCACCAGAATACTCTGCAGTCCCTTCACCGGACCTTCCACCGGTCCCTCACCAATGGCATCAATCACGCTCATCATCTGCGTGGATTTGAGATTGTCCTTCGCCTCACGCGGTGTGTGCCCCTTGCCGCCCCCTTTACCCACTCTGTCCCCCTCTCCTGTCTGATGTCTGAATCTGTTTATGCCCAAAAACAACAGGCACCCCGGAGGGTGCCTGTGTCATGACGGAATAAAATTTCTGAAATTCTTCACATTTTTGCAAAATCCTGGTTGTGCTTATAATTTCTCTGCGTTACCGTTTTTTGCCGTGGCATAATAATTCCTTAAAGTTAATCTTCGTATCTCTTCCCGCAGCCGCCGAGCACTGCGGGATTTTTTTATTTTCATCCCCGCCCGATAACCACCACTTTCCCGTCACCGCCCTCATCACGGGTGCTGATGTCCTGGGATATCCGTCGTGAACCAACCAGCATTTCACCGTAAGGCACCGGCACCGGGTTACCCTGGGCAATCATGTTGTCCAGTGACGAAAAATACGTGTTCTGTTTACCGTTATCCGTACTTTTGTACTCCGGCGTCTTTGCCTTCGGGGCCAGCATCTGTGCCACACCACCCAGTATCATGCTGGCACCCAGTGAGAACAGCATCGTGGTGGCAGTCAGCCCTCCGGCACTCAGGGCTGCGCCCCACAACGCCATCGTTGCACCGGCGGTGAAGAAAGAGCCCACGATGGCTGCAGCCCCCAGCACCACCTGAAAAACACCATTTCCCCCGGCCCCTGCCAGCCTCGGTACAATATGAATCACGGCCCTCCCGCTCAGCGGTTCATGAAGACGGGCATACACCGCCTCCGGCGCGGTATCCTCACCGGCAATACGTATCTGGTACCAGCCTTCGTTCATCTGACAGCGGAATCCCGGCACCTGCAGCGACAGGGCACGGATGGCCTCTGCTGCCGTGTTCACATACAGGCTGATGCGGCGACCAAATCGTTGTAAATCCCCGTGAAGGCAGATGCGGACCAGTGGCGGTGACGCCAGACAGAATGCGTTCGTCGTTGCCATTTTTCAGAATACCTCTCCCGTTTACTCAGTTGTTCAGGTATATGGTGAAGCAGGTCACCGTTGCCACAGTAAATGGCGGCATGATTCGGCACCGATGAACCAAAGCAGCACAGCAGAATATCACCTGCCTGTGCACAGGACGGAGACACCCGGCAAAAGCCGTTTTCCGCCAGGTTGTCCAGGTACAGGTTCTGGCCGTTGCGCCACCAGTCATCCTCGCGGTGAAAATCCGGCATCTCAATCCCCGCCAGATGGTATGCATCCCGGAACAGGGTGTAACAGTCCGTCACACCGTGTTCAAAGCGCCGTCCGGTCAGGTGCGGCACACAGCGGAAGCGGTGAATTTCACCCCGACAGACCAGCCACCAGGGCAGGGCACTCTTTATCTGCAGCCGCCGGTCCGCCTCGCTCAGCCAGGGCAGACCACCGGGATGACTGTGGACCAGCGCCACAATCTCCCCCTGCATCTGTGCCTGCAGCCAGTCTTCCGGTGCAATACGAAAATACGCCTCCGGCTCTGCGGAGATATTCACGCAGGGCTGGTACCGCTCGCCCTCCGGGGTGCTTATCACGAAGCCGCACGACTCCGCTGGCGCACACCGCCGGGCATGCGCCAGAATCGCTGATTCAGTCTGTGTCATAAAACGGGATTTACTGCGAAAGTTTATTAATGGAAAGGAAACCGCCGAAATTAGCCACCATGCCGCGCATCTCACACCCGCGCATGCATTTACTGCATCTGTCCTTCCGGATATCCGTGGTGGGGTTGTCGAACTCATCCGCCACTGCCGGACCGTTATACCCGCATTCATCGCCCCGGTAATCCCACATACAGGTGTTCGCCAGCATGATGCGACCGGGAAACAGCACACCGTCCGTCTCCGTCGGTGTCGCCAGCACAAACGAGGCCGTCATGGCCGTCAGCGCTGACATCTGCTCCACCACCCAGCGGTCCGTCAGCTCCTGCTCCGGGTCTGCCTCAGGATTGCCTGCCACAAAGTTCACCGCATCCAGAAAACGCGCATACACCCGGCGACGGACCACCGTGGCCCCCACCAGGCTCTGCAAATCCTCCGCCATCCCGGTGGCAAGGCCAAACAGATTGGACACCGTCAGCGACGGGCGGGCACTGCTGCCCTTTCCGTTCATCTCAAAGCCGCTGCCCTCAATCGGGTAGGCCTGATATTCACGCCCCTGCCAGGTCACCGGCTCCCCTTTTTCATTCAGCTCATTGCAGAAAAAATACCGCTCACCGCCCTGCAACGTCAGGTCGATTTCCCAGAGCACCACCCGCGGTGACTGCTCTGACTTAACCGACTCGTTCAGGCTTGCTTCGTGAATATCCTGCATCAGTTCACCACCTGCTTAAACTCCGCGCTGAACTCAACGCGCAACATCCCGACCCGCGCAGACCACCCGGCACAGGTCACCTTTATCTGCCGGTATGCATAGGGTGGCTTCCACAAAAATGCCTTCCAGCCCCCGTGCTCTGCCAGGAACGCTTCCAGATGCCGGGCCTCCTCCCGGCTCACGGAAAGCATCACCCGGTATGTTTTCAGGTCAGCATTCAGCCCTGCCGCCATACGCTGTGAGTACCCGTCACCAAAACGCACTTCACGCACCGATGGCTGCGAGTTCACCTCCATATCCGGCTTCACTTTCCAGCGAAAGGTTTTCATCGCCCGCTCCCTGATAACATACCGCCATCACGCAACTGCAGCCGGAGCTCATCCTGCGCCCCCTTGCGGGCCATGTCATACACCGCCTTCATCAGCTGCGGCCCCGCCTGTCCGTTGATACCGTCGTTCTGAATCACCACGTGATTGTTCTGATTAAAATTAATACCTTCCGCCCGCCGCATCTGCGCCGGACTTCCGGCACCACCCACATAACCCCCTTCCGCATAGCCGCGCATCAGGCGGTAAAGATTCCCCACGCCTATCCGGCTGGTTGCCTCCTTCGTGAAGACAAACTCCCCGCGGTGAACTATCCCCGCAGGCTCATATTTGCCGCCCGTGCCCGTAAATCCGCCGGTCGCGAAATGAAAGTTCGCCGCCGCAGCCTCAATGGCCGTCCCCGAGGAAGCCGTTACACCACCTCCAACAACCCCACCAATGGCGCTGCCGATACGCCCGACAATGCCCACCATGGCCTGTTTAAGCAGGATTTCTGTCATCATGGTCAGCACCGAACGGGTGAATCCCCGCCAGTTCTGTTCACTGCCGGTCAGCATCGCCGCCATATTCTGTGCAATACCATCAAAGGTCTGCGTGGCCACACTTTTAACCTGCGAAAAACTGTCCGTCGCACTTTCCGCCCACTCACCCCAGCCGGACTTCAGACCGGCCAGCCAGTCACCGCGCAGCATGTCTTCATCCGCCCATGTCTGTTTCAGTGCCCCGGTGACCCGGGCCAGCGCCTGCGGATTATCGCCATACACGTCACGAAGACGCTGCGCTTCAGACTCCCGCTGCGCCTGACGGTCAGTGAGACCACGGGCTTTTGCGCTGATGGCGGCCTGCTTCGCGCTCTGTTGCTCTTCAAACCGTGCAGCCTGCTGTGCAAGTTCATTCAGGCGTTTCTGGTGCTCCACCTTGTCACCCAGCTCAGCCAGCTGGCGTTTGTACTCCAGCGTTTCTTTCTCATGAGCCAGCAGGGATTTTTCCTGCAATGTAAGTGATTAACTGTCCGGCCTGTGCATCCGCAAGCAGCTTTTCATGTAACACGGCATACTGGCTTTCCGCCTTCCATAAATCACGGCGCTGCTGGCTGATTTTCTCATTCGCACCGCTGTGCTTCTCCAGCGTCCGGAGCTCGGTTTCAAGCGCCAGCATGGCAGCATGTGCCCGGTCTTCCAGGCGCTCACCGGCTGACACTCTGACACCTGACGACCGGCTTTTTCAGCGTTGATTCATAATCCTTTTTCGCCGACGCCATCAGCGTGTTGTAATCCGCCTGCAGGATTTTCCCGTCTCTCAGGGCCCTGTTCAGTTCTTCCTGACGGGCGGTATATTTCTCCAGCGGCGACAGCAGGCGTTCATACGCTTTCTGCGCCTCTCCGGTATACTTCAGCTGTGACGCCTCACGCTCAGCCCTGTCCCTTGCCGCCAGTTCACCGGCTTTTTCCATATCCGACTGCAGCGTTGCCGCCGCCAGCCCCAGACGGGCATTTTCCCGGTCATCCCATGCACCCTGAAGGTTGGCCCGGAACGAGGCGGTTTTACCGCGGCGCTGGCTCCGGCTCTGGTACCACTGCCATTTTTTATCCGCCTCATCAAATGCCTTCTGCGCACTGGCGAGCATATCCGCTGAGGATTCAGGACGACCGATATCCAGAATGGCATCCCACATCGATTTGAACGCCTTTCCTGTTTTATCCGCCCAGGTTTCCAGCGTCCCCATGTTCTCTTTCAGGCGGCGGGTCTGCTCATCAAAGCCTTTCGTGGCAGCATCGTTCGCCGCCTGTAAGGCACCGGCCTCGTCTCCGGAACGCTGCAGCTGTGCAACATACGCAATCTGCTCCGCCGTCACGTTGCGGAACTGGCGTGCCATCGCAGTCAGTCCCGACGTCGGGTCGGTGGTCAGCTTTCCGAAAGCCTCTGCAACCCTGTCCACTTCCACACCGGAGGCAGACGCAAAACGCGCCACACTCTGGTTAATGGCATCAAACTGTTCACCACCACGCACACCGGCACTGACCAGGGCTGCCAGTGACTCTCCCGCCTGGTTAAACGTCAGCCCTGCCGCCTGCCCGGCTCTGGAGAGCGTCAGCATGCGCTCTGCCGTCAGTCCTGACTGATTACCGGAAAGAACCAGGGTTTTATTAAACGCTGAAAGCGTGGAATCCCCCTGGTACCAGGCATACGCCAGCGCACCGGTCGCCACCGCCAGCGAGGTGACCCCGACATCGGCAGGCTGATCGCACCGGCAAGCCCCCGGAACATGGGGATCATCCCGCCGAATGAGTCCTTCACCTGACCGCCCTGTTGCAGCAGGATGAGCCAGGGATTCTGACCACCGGCAAGCTGCGTGGCCACGTCGGTGAACTGCATGGGTAGCATACGCATGGCGGCTTTATACTGCCCGACGGACATCCCGGCTTTTTGTGCAGCCAGCGCCTGGCGGCTCAGCCCCTGCTCAACGGCAGAGGCCTGTTTCTTAAAAGACTGGCTGACACGCCCGGCCATCAAATCCGCAAGGTCACTGGTTTCACCCAGTTCTTTCTTTACCCGTGCAGCCTCTTCAGAAAAACGGGTTGAATCCAGTGTAAGAACAGCTGTCAGATCGGCAAAATTACCCGCCATAGCGTACACCTCCTGCAATTCCCTCAGACACCATCATCAGCATGGCTTCATCCTCTGTGCTGCTCCGCATGTCATCACTGACCGTAACGATTTCCTTCCCGTCAGCACCAAAGCGGACACCACCAGAAAGTCCTGCCGCTTTCCGCATCAGCATATCGTCCTCATCCGGCCTCTCCGTCTGCGCTTCCTCACGCCGGGGGACAAGCAGACTGAAATCCGAGGGATGCATATCCGGATCGCATAAAAACAGGCTGAGTACGGCGTACGTCAGCCCGGAAAAATGCATATCCAGCTGGGTATCGTGAAAATAATGCGTGCGGTAAAAACGGTGCCAGTCGGCATATTCGGTGGATGTCATCCCGGCAAGCATGGCGCGCCAGTCGGGTCTCCCCATCTCACGCGCCAGTCTGAGGGCAAAGTTCAGCTCGCCGTCGAAGACTTTCCCGCAGAAAAATCATCATCAGTCAGCGCGTTATTTTTCGCCACTTCAGTAATATCAGTATCCGGACGAACAGCTTCGATCATCCCGGACAGGCACAACACAACGTCTTCCGCCCGGGCAATGGCATCGGCAGGCCAGGTGGTGAGCACTTCCTGCTCTATCTTCATCACGGCCTCATTCATTGACGGTGACGCCGTTTTCTGTGGATGGTTATGCCACAGGGACATCGCCACCAGAAACGCCCCGGTTCTGACAAGGTCCTCCACGCTCACCTGCAGGTTACCGCTGGCTTCAGCCTCTTCTGCCCGCCGTTTCAGGAGGGCAAGATGCTCAATACGCTGCAGCGCAGACAGCTCAGAAAGCGTGACAGACACACCGTTATATTCAAATTGTTCTGTTTTCAGAAACATGCTTTATCACTCCCTCAGCTTAACCCGCTGCACCATCCGTGACGGTGATCTCCGCCACCGCCGCAAACTCACCATTGCCGGTAACCACAGGAATCTGCGCTTTACCTGCCGCAACACCTTTCACGGTGATCGTGTTCCCTTTCACGGTAATGGTCGCAAAATTCTGATTTGCCGACGTGGCACGGAAGGTTTTATCCGTCGCCCCTTCCGGCTGAACAGCCACGGTCAGGGTGATATTCTGACCTTTTGCCACATTGCCCGTTGGTGGCGTCACGGTAATACCGGTGACCGGTGTGATGTCCCCCTGATCTTCCGCCAGCGACGGACGACCGATATTGGTGATTTTTACCGTACGGGTGATCACCTCTTTGGCGGTCACCGCTTTACCAATGGCGCTCACCCAGCCACGGAACACATCCACCGTACCGTTCGGGAAGCGGATTTTGTAGGCCCGGGTCTCACTGCTGTCAAACCAGGCAATCAAATCGCGCTGCCCTTTCTCGCCCGGCTTCCAGGCCAGCGTAAAACTGGTGTCACCGGCAGATTTCTGCCCCTGCCCGGTGGATACCCAGTCAGCATCCTCATCATCCAGATAGTTATCATCGTAGGATTCCGCCGTCATCTCGCCGGGGGTCAGATCCTTCACCTTCGCCAGTCGCTGCCAGTCATCGTCTGACAACGGGTTTGCATAAGCATCACCAGTGCCGGTGTACACCCACAGTGTGGTACCGGAACCTTTCACCGGCTCAAGAGGATTTGGTGTTGCCATATCGTCCTCACATCTCGTAGGTAATTTTCCACAGGAGATCTGCCGATCCCCACATCATAAACTCATCATCCCGGCGGTAGTCATACCCCTGAAGATTCATCTTCAGCAGTAACGCACTGAGGCCGGGAACCGCCTCCAGCGCAGGAAGAATTTTTTCTTCCATCCACATATCCAGTACCGAGTCCGGTTCTTTTGCCCTGAGAAAAACCTCAATATGCAGTGTCGCCTCCCAGGTTCCCTCATCAACGAACTCGTCAGCAGCAGACGCATCAGTCAGGTAAACAGCAACAGCAGGCAGTTCCTGTTCATCAATAAAAACCGGGCGACCGTCAAACCAGCTCACCCTCTCAGAAATATTTTCTTTCAGGGCAGACAGAACTGCCGCCCGTATTTCACGGTGTTTCATACACCCTCCCAGTCATTTTCTTTTCAGCACCTAGACGTAACTGATGCGTCATGGCTTTCATCATCTGCGTCGGTAATTTTTCCCGGTACATCCGGTCCCGTTCACGTTCAAAGGTTTCTTGCCAGCGGTCCGGCAGTCGGAATCTTCACCACTTCGATCGGCAGACGGTGGCGTTTCGGCCTCCCTTTGCTGTCAGCGCCGGTGGACGATGATGCCCACGGCATACGCTGCATCACATGCCAGCGTCCGTTAGCCAGCCGGGTGATAAAGGCGTCCGGGATCCGTCTTTTCCCCACAATCAGCACGCTGCCACCGCCTTTCGTGACCGAACGCTCGCCTTTCTTTCGTCGCTTTCTGCGGGAAAGCCGCACGCTGGCCGTCCCCAGTTTTATGGCGGGCAGATTACCGGTGTTGATGATGACCTTCGCATAAACCCTGTCTGCGCTGGCCCGTTGCAGGCGGATACGCTCACGGATGAGACGGCGCGGAACCGCCAGCTCCCTGGCAACCGAAGAGGCCGTTTTCGCGATGATGGACTCCGCCACACGGTTAAGTGTCGTGGCGGCAGCCCGGGGAACGGCACGGCGGTCAATTGCATCCAGATTTTTCATGGCCTGCGCCAGACCTTTTATTGCCATACTCATTCCTGTTCGACAAAAATCCGGGGTTTACCGTTGTACGTGTCATAACGGGTCACCGTCAGTGTGCGGCCCTCAAACACAACAACATCATGACGGGCCGGACGGTACCGGGCTGAAAACACCACCAGTGACAACTGGCTGCCCGAAAGCGCCCCCATCTCCGCGGACTCTTCCTCCGGCATCACGTCATACACGACGCCGTTAATCTCCGCCTGTTTGCCCATCACCCGAACGGTCGCCCCGTCCATCCGGCAACACATTCGCGTAAACAGGTCAGACATTGATTTTTACCGCCACAGTGGCGCTGTTTGCAGGAGCATTTTCCCAGGCTACCCCCGCGGCCACCGCACCGTCTGCAGCCAGCTGCACAACCCCGTCCTTCAGATAAACCACCGCGCCGGACTGAATGTCGTCAGCAGACTGTTTGGGCAGCAGGAACACGCCTTCGGCAAAACCGTCACCGGCCTCACCGGCAGGAATATCGGTAATGGCCACGGCCACCATACTGCCGACCACCACCGCAGCACCGCTCAGGATGGTCTGATCTCCGGCATTCACCAGTTCAATGGTGGTACCGTCCTGTACAAAATTTTTCGCCATAATGCTGTTTCTCCGGACAGCCCCAGTGGGGCTGTTTTTCAGGCATAAAAAAAGCCCTTTCGGGCAGTGATTGTGATAACGCGGTTATCAGGCCACCGACGAACGCACCAGTCCGCGCCAGTCAAGCGGTGCCACACCGGCATCAATACGAATTTTTGTGGCAATGCCGTCAGTGGTGAAACCTTCCTGCTGATCAATGTATGGCGTGTCCACGCCATCCAGCCAGGCCACTTCAATGGTGTCAGTGCCCTGTGCCGCCGCCAGATACCAGGTTTTCGGATCTGCCGCATCAAGACGCGCTTCTGCAATCACCTCAGCAAAGTTCTGGATAGGGTTAATGACACCGGCGTTTGCATCCGCCCCTTTCACACTGGCCGATTTGATGGTCTGGTTCGCCACCGTCTCCAGTGCCACCGGTACCAGCATAAAGGCCGGACGGATATTCAGGGCGCGATCGCCTTCTTTCTGCAGGCGCATCATCTGACGGGCCGCATCCAGTCCGGAAACGGAGATCCCCCCGGTGGCAATATTTTTGTGATCGGCATGGAACAGCGCCTTACCGTCGGACAGTTTCGGGTTATCCATCAGCACCTTGTAAACCAGGTCACCAATCGTTGCCTTCGCCGCACGCCCCATCTTCATCGGCACGTCCACCAGCATATTCAGATCATCATTGATAATGGCCTGGCGGGTGATGGAGAAAATCTCCCCGTAGGTGGCCAGTGCAATGGTCTCCTTGCGATCTGAGGTGGTGATGTATTTATACTCCGCCCCCTCACGAACCTGGCGCAGAGAACCAAAACCGCCCATCCCCACGCGATACGCTGTTTTGAAGTCTGACAGGCGTCCCTTACGGGTCCACTTCTGGAAGGTTTCTTCTGATTCCTCCCAGCCCTGGATCAGCCCCTTGTTCGACACATCCAGCAGGATATTGCCAAAATCAGAGGTGCTGTGCGTCAGCGCCAGCCCGACCATCTGCATGGGGTTATAACTGGCCACCCCAATACCGCGCTCCGTCAGTGACATACGAGCCCATTCACGCAGGGTCATCCCGTTATAGGCGTTATCCTTCTCGACATTTTCAAATCCGGCACGGGCCAGCATCGCCTGGCGGATCCCGTCCCCCACAAAATTGCCGTTTCCGGCATAAATATGAGCCGGTGTGTTTTTGTTGGTCGGCGAGGACTCCTTGCCCATTTCATTCAGCAGACGTTCACGGGCCATTTCCAGCGAACAGTCAGGATCAGCCACGCACTGTGCCTGAAGCGTCTGATAGCGACCGCCGAACATGGCAAACAGATCGTTAATGCCTGACATGCGGGCTTTCTGTTCTGCCATAACGCGGGCGCGAATGGTCGCCTCATCAGACACTGCCGGTACCGGTGATGGTTCTGTTACCGCCGGTGCAGGGATTGTCACTGTGGTATCACGCGGGGCACTGTTGCGTGGCGGAGTAATCATGTTTCGGATGGATTCCGGCATCTTTTTAAATTCCTCTGTACGTTTTGACTGAATACATGCCATTGCCTCAACAGCGGGTGTCACCTGGTCAGCAAATCCGTGTGCCAGACATTCGGCACCGGACATCCAGGTTTCATCCGCCAGCATGGCGGCAATTTCATCGGTGGTTTTTCCGGTTTTCTGCGCATAGGCTGGCAACAGTACCGATTCGACTTTATCCAGCAAATCGGCATAACTGCGCATATCCTCAGCATCCCCGCCACTGAATCCCCATGGCTTATGGATCATCATGAAGGCATTTTCCGGCATAATGACCGTATCACCGGCCATCGCAATCACAGATGCCATCGAGGCGGCAACGCCATCCACATACACGGTAATGGTCGCCCCCTGATTTTTCAGGGCATTAAAAATGGCGATGCCTTCAAAGACATCGCCACCCGGTGAATTGATATGGAGATTAATGTGGGTGATATCACCCAGTGCATTCAGTTCGCTGACAAACTGCTTCGCGGTAACTCCCCAGAAACCAATCTCGTCATAAATATAAATATCCGCGTCACCCGGCCCCCCAGCCTGCATCCTGAACCAGGATTTATTCTTCATGCTG